ATTCGCCGGAATAACCGCAGCATCATAAACCGCCGCACAAATACCAAGTTTAGGTGATACAACGCCAGATACTTCTTCTAGTACCATATCCCCCATCATGATATTAATTGTAGGCGCAGTGATTACCGGATACAAACGGGCACGAAGAACTTCGCCACCCGCGGTAAATCCGGAATTAACATTTGCATTTGCCATAATTAATCTCCTTAATTTGTCACTGTAAGGTCATTATCGCTAACATTGGGTGTATATACACCTGCTTCTTTATCGACTTCTGCCTCACCTCTAAAGTGAATGTCATCCCCCTTAACTTCTTCTCTGGAGGCCTTCCCGTCAATTACTCGTCTCTTGGTAGCTGAAAACTCATCACCAGTTTTACTTAATGGGTCATGAGATTTAGTGAACGCATCGGCCAAGGAATGTTTCATCTTTTGTTCCATTTGAAACACATCATATCGTTTAAATACTAACATCTGATCTTCCCTACATACTGCACCATTGTTACGATCAATGAATTTCCTAAAATCTGAGGTGGGGGCCGTTGAATTAACCGGATACCATCTTGCGATTCTATTCTTATTCATGATCTCATCCAATCGCTTCGGATCGCGTGTGATCCACCTAAACGCATACTCACCAGCATCTCTTAATCGCTGTGCAGGTTTAGGTAATTTAAACGGGTCTTCCGCTAATGAAAAGTCATTCATATCAAAACCCTGAATAGACTCTTTCCATTCGTCACTCGCCGACATGACACGGTTAAAAATTGCCCTTTCTTCTGACGACATTGTGGTACTATTAACCTCTACATCTTCAACTTCATCCTCTGTTAGTATCGGTTCTTCAACCTTTCTTTTTGCCATGATTAACTCGCCTTTCTCAGGATCTGATCCCGGAATATTTTCATCTTATTTGGACTATTTAAAAATCCTAAACGTTCCGCGGTTTCTTTCTGTGAATCAGATAACTCCGTCTGTTTTGACGAAGGCTTAGATCCACTTCCATTACCACTTCCCGGACTTTTCTTCTTATTAATATCATCTTTTCTCACATCATCCGCCGACTTCTTATTGGCATCCGCCAATCCTCTTTCATACCAGTGTTTTGTAATCGCCGGTAATGCATCCGCCACATTTGCTGCGTAGGCTAAAACATCCCCGTAAGGATTACCATTTAGGTTTAACACATCCTTCGCCTTTACAATCATCTGATGAATCTCAGATGTCTCATCATCAAGGGCTTCACCAACTCGTTCCCTTAACATCTGATTCATTCTTTCGGCTCGTTGTTTGGTTTCTACACTTTCCGCCGCTTGTTTGACTCCACCCTTTACCATGTTCTGCATCTTATAGGTAATGGCGTTAAATATCACTTCAGGATCGTCTTTATGCTCCTTCATGATAGCCTTTATCTCGGCATCGGTCAGTGCAGGTTCCTCCTTCTTCTCTTCTTTCTTGTCTTTACGTTCACCGTAGAACGCTCGTTTTGCAGCTTTATCCAGTGCTGCATTCTGACTCTTAAGATGTTTAATTTCCAGCGCTAATTCCGCTAAAGACGGTTCATCTTTTTTCTGTTCAATCTTAAGATCTTTTTTATCCTCTGGTACAATTTTCTCATCTTCCAGTTGATATATATCCTGATTAAAGGCTTTATCATATTCGTCAACCTTAGGCGCGTCTCCTTCACCATTATCTTGGTTTTCTATTACCTCTGGTTCTGGCATTTTGCTACTCCCTTCTATATAATCTCATCGTTATTCAGCGATGGTCTGATCGTCTAATCCTTTATGAAGCATTAAAGACTCAAATGCCTTCAATGAAGCCTTCATAAGATCATTTGCCAATAAAATTTGGTCTTTATCCTTCCTATCGGCCAACTTTTTAGGCAAACTTATGATTTTTTTCAACATAAACATCGCACCTTTATAATAATCTAACGAAATAGTCTCATTCTCAAGTAATCGGAGTACTTCTACCCCTTCTACCATTTCATAAGCCCGATATTTCGATAAATCCTCGTTAAAAAGCGCCTTGTCTATTTGCAACGGCCTCCTTTGCCGCTTTTGGTCCAACTTTTGGTCTCTTACCTGGGTCAATTTCCTGTTCTGTCCGCGTTCTTATATCAATATAATTCTTAATCGCTCCACCAATGCCCTGAGGATCCTGCATAAAGGCCCCAAGTAATTGCTGAATCTCCGGTTTAATATATCTCTTAGGATCATGCTTACCATAGGCTGTTAACAGCTCTTCTAATACCTGCATTGGGTTAACTAGCGGATTAGCCATACCTAAATTATAAATATCCTCAGCCTCTTTACGTTCAATCATCTTATTTGCGGCTGCAGTGGATCCAGATAACGAGTATTTATAATCTCGTCTCATCATATTTCTACGAATTGGTATATCTTTACCTTGATAATTAAACGTCGCATTATATGGCATATACTGGTAATACAAGTCATACATCGTTACCAGTATTGATATAAACTCATCCCTAGTATTTCTAGCCTGATAATCAAACTTTGAGTTACCCTCTTGGATAACCATCATGATTTCAGTCGCTGTTTTCTCTTTGGAATCCGGGCGACCCATCTGGGGATTAGATATACCACCTGCTCTTTCCCATAATTGTACAATAACCTCAAATAAACCTATATAAGCGGCTGGGTTTATATTAGGTGTCGTGTTTAGAATTTTCTTTACATCATCAACCTGTATGTATTCTCCAGGGGATTTAGAAATTGCGCCGGATAACCCTGCACCGTCCTCATAGAACCCACCACCTAGGATCAATACGAAGAAACTATTAATGATAGAGTTAAAGACATTAGATGCTCCATTTTGCATCCCTTTAACCTTACTATATGTGGTAGACCCAAACGATCGACTCTCTTCCGGATATAACCTAATACGTTTAATTAAACTGGCATTAGAGAATAACAAGTCTTTCTTATACATTAACCGAATTAATTTCTTAGAGTCCAATGCGATGGTAGCAACAATCTCTTCCTCTATGAAGTCTTTCTGGTCTTTCCACTCCATATCAAGACCCACATTAATCGGGTAAGATATATAAAATACCGCACATTCAATAACTTTCTTACCAGTAACCCCAACACCTGATACTAAATCAGCAGGGGCCTTACTATCTACAGTCTTCTTCTCATCAGTCTGTTGCCCATACAACCAAGGACCTATGTTATCCGGCAGATATCCAATGTCATTCTTGTTCCGCATTAACTCAGCGTATGTCGGATATATCCGGCGAATCTTATCTGCTTTCTCCCATTCTGCGATAGTACCAATATTATCCGCACACAGTATATCTGTAAACGGAATAGATACAATATCTCCACCCTCATATATCGTCTGTTGAACTTCCTGAGTAACTGGACGTTTAGTATTTGGGTCAATTATTAACTGACCATTTTGATCGTATACAAAATCAATCTGATTCTTGGTTACAGTCGAATATTGTGGTTCACAGAAATACGTTCCATCTAATAATAATGTATGAACGATGTCCATGGTTTTGGTTTCAATACGGACATTCTGTTTCAACTGATAATTAAAATATGACTCGATGAATTTAGTCATATCATCTTTATCATTTGCCCCAATAATATCAAACAGCAATATCGGATCCCGTCCTATTAACCCTGCAGTTAACCTTGGTTCCAGATTATCTATGGTAATAGCAGTTAATGGCAGAACCTCGTTCGACGCTCCAGGCCAAATCTCCATGGCTGGATCCGCAACTTGCTCATATACTTCGCGACTTTCTTTTATATCTTTAATTTTGGATTTGCGATATTCAGACCCTTCAAAGAGTTTATACATATCCAGACAATACTTAATCAGGGTAATATATACATCTTCTGGTGCCGTATCTGGTCCCAGGGATTCTTCTACAGGTGCAGTCGGTTCTTGTACCATCACCTTCATATTATCTGGAATCTGGTCATCAATCACAATATGTCTCCAAGTATTTCGGAAAATCCATTATATTCGATAATAACTGCGTCTTACATCTCGTCCCATTCGGAATAATAGGATTATTTGGGTCAATCCGAGTGTGCGTCCACTGGCCATCTTCTAACACGCTAAATACCATATCCTGTTCAAATTGCTTATATAACTGTTTGACCTGACTTATAAATAGAGTATCCATTAAAAATATCCTATAAATGTCGTTGATCCAGCTTGTCCAGCCGTGGCGTCAACTACGTTAATATTCTTAATAGCCGAAGCATCACCAATTGGGAACGAGTCACCAGCAGCAATAACCATTCCTATGGCCGATGTCTGATCTGTTAACACCTTCCGTCCACTGAACGCAATCCTCTGACCATTAGCCGCAGCACACGCTAATACATAGACTGCAATAGCGTCTTTCCACGGATACTCATCTGTGCGAGCAGATGGTACAGATCCATCAATATCTCCAACATCCACATCTGCTGCTACCTTAATTTTCTCATTATTGGTGAAATTCACCCCGTTCCATGAGTGAAACCGTATTTTACCTGCAGCATTTGTACCTACAATAGTTCCAGAAGTTACAGTAAATGACCGTACTACGCCAATGGCCCCGGATGTAACTCCTACTATAATGTCACCTTCCAAAAATGTATAATCACCAGAGTCATATCCGATCTCCAGTTCCTTATACTTCCACAGTCCTTCCGGAATACCGGTTACAGTATTGCCGGGTGTGACCTTACCCCAAGTTAATGCGATCCCTGAATATCCTTCTAGTAATGACATAATATCCTCCTAATTTGCGTAAACCTCTTGATACTCTCCGTTCCATCCCTTATTCGCTTTAGACCGTCGAGCTAAGGTCGATGTCGCTATTTTATTCGTTCTCCTGGCTCGCTCCTTTACTTCACCTAATACAGGATACGCAAATGACAATGCTAACGCGTCTGCTCTATTCGGTGACGGCTGCTTCCGTTTCTTCATATCCTTCTTAGACTCTAACTGTATTTTCCCATCAATTCGTGGTACAGTCTCAGGTCCTATAAGGTCATTATATAATATCTGATCCTTTGGTATCGATCCGCCATCCTTGAGCCACAGTCTCATCTTATTCCACATCTCGGCTCTCTTATTCAGGCACCCCTTATCCTGACTGGCCTCATTAAA